GTTAATCCTAATTACGATCCTTTCTACGATACGGATTGCGCCCAGCTTTGGGCATACCGAGCCGCAAGCGAGAATCCTAAGTGCGCCTGCGTGTCGGTGGTCCTAGCATCCAACGATGCTACCAAGCTTGAAACAAAAGTGTGGGACGAAGATGAACTTTACCAAGCTGGCATTGCCTTCTGCGCGATGCAGAAAGTATGGGCTTGGGTCAAAGGCTACACGCCTCCTGGGATGAAATTATGATTGACCCACAAGACGTGCTTTGGCTAGAAGGATTGCTGGACGAATTTTATATGAGGCTTGCAAAGTGACTGCACCTACAATCCAAGAGATGGGAAACGCCGCACAGGAGATAGTCTGGCGTGTGATGGGCAAAGGATCAGATAAGTCTGCTTATGGAGATTGGTTGGAGAAGGATCGGCCTACTCACGATTACCATATTGCTCGTGCTGTTCGTCACCTAGCCACGGCGCAGATGCAATTGCATAAGTCATCGCCTTGTCCCGACAACAACGGAGAAACAAGTGTTGACCACTTGGAGCGTGCGCTGGTACGATGCCTGTTCACGTTGGCACAAATAAAGAAAGAGGTAACAAGATTATGAACCAAGAAGAAATAGACAAAGATTGGGATGAGTTTTTCAGCAAACCTCGTCCTTGGCTTTACTCAAACTATGGAGATAAATCAAGCGACAGCGATGAATCTGAAACAGATAAATCGTTCCAGAAGTTCTGCGATCACGATGGAAACAATAAGTATCCAAGAGAATGAAGATCACTCGCATAGTTAAGATTGACGGAGGATGGGAGCTTTACGGCATATCCGAAAAGGAAAAGAAAGAGATCCAAGTTGGATTCTGCGGCGAGAACCTACCGCTGGATGCTTGGGTTAGGATTGAGAAATGAAGCAGGCGTTGTCTCGATTGTTCTACTTTTTGGGTGACACAATAAGTCGTACGCTTTTGCGTGCGGGTATTGGATACGGACTATATAAAACATTTATGCTTTGGTCGATTGAACTAGATGAAAAGTTTGATGTATGGAAAGAAGTTAAACCACGGCGGAGGAAAAAGAAATGAAGCAAGCATTAGTCACACAATCGTTTGGCGAGGATTGGAAGAAGATTATTGATCTGACTAGGCCGAGGATGGAGGCGTACTGTAAACGCCATAACACTGACTTCATTCTGATTGACAAGCCGCTAACCCATCCATCCCAATACTCCAAGTCAGCCATTGGAAACATCATTGCAACGAAAGGATACGAGCAGGTAACATTTGTTGACGCTGATGTTTTGATTGCAGCCGATTGTCCAAAACTTTCCGATGACGCTGGCGTGTTCTGCGCCTTTGACGAGGGAGCTTACTTGGACCGTAAGCCAGATATGGTCAAACTGGCTGGAGCTTTCGGCGGCGTGATTGAGCCTAAGTTTTACGTCAACACTGGCGTGTTCGTAGTTCATACAAAGGCCGTTGGTATTTTATCAATGCCACCCATTGGCCTGCACCCAAATCACTTTGCCGAGCAGACTTGGCTCAACGTAATGGCACACCTATGGAACATCCCGCTGACTGAGCTTGACCCGTCATTCAATTGTATGACCAGCGTGGAGTCGCACTTCGGGTTAGACCGCTACAAAGACGCGATGATTATTCATTACGCTGGGCAGTCAAACGATCTAACTAGATTATCTAACCAGATTGAAGCTGATGAAGCGAAGCTGGTGGAGCTAGGTCGGTGAGGTCAACCCAGCTATGTCGCGGTGATTACGATGATAGGGTGCAACAGTTGGCTGGGGAGGTTGCATTGCAAGCTATTCGCGACCTACGGATGCTACGCAAGCGTGGGATGGTTAAGGGCATGAAGATTGTTAAGGATCACACTGGCGTGCCACTCAACGATGCACTGGAGTATAAAAATTCGCACGAGGTGCAGAAGCTACTGCGCGACTTTAAGACGGGTGTTGTCTCCTGGTGGTGCAGAGCCAGCGGTGTGCAGATCGACAATCGCACGTTGCTACGGAAGCTAAAGGAAAACGACTATGTTCTGCCTACTTGATCTCGGCGCAATAGTTTGGGTAATTGCTTCTTTTATCCTTTACAGCTCGATGACATTGTCGGCAATCTATTGCGCGTTGTTCATCATCTTCAAACTGATTGACTACATAAGAAAGGAATTGGATCTATGAAAAAGAAAAACAGAAAGATAACTTTAGTTAAAACATCTGAGCAAACAGCAGTCAGAGTTATAGTTGATATTGACGATGATCTTTACGAAGCACTAGCCAAGGCTGGTCGACATCACTTGGCTAAAGATAAGATGGCTTGCTTTGAGTACGCACTGAACAAGGCGTTGCTTGAACTATGCCAGGAACTCAAATGAACGAGTTTAAACAGAAGGTATTGACCGCTTCAGTAGATCGGTACGTCCTAACCAATACGCAGTGCGAGATGCTGCGCCAGGATGCGGAAGTGATCGGGATGAAGCGTGCGACTGTATTAAAGAAGGATGGCACTACGCGCAGGTCGTTTGCCAGAAGTTGCTCGTCCTGCTGGATACCTTACGCAAAGCACAACAACTGGATCTATAATATCATGCGTGAACTTACTGATGCAATTAACGCAGAGCATTGGAGGTTTGATATTACTGGCGTGCAACAGTTGCAGATCCTAAAGTACAACCCACTCCAGCAATTCTGGTGGCACTTCGATACCTATACTGGATCTGATCGCAAGCTGACTGCTGTGGTTAATCTTTCCGAGCCATCCGAGTATCTGGGTGGAGGCTTGCAGGTTAAGGCTGATCTTGATAACGCCAAGTTCATCCGCGAGCAGGGAGCTGGTTGCTGGTTTCCATCCTACATCGAGCATAGAGCGCGTGCTCCTATATGGGGAACGCGCTGGGTGTTGGTGGCTTGGTTTACAGGACCTGCTTGGAAATGAGTATTGACGATAAAATCCGTTTGGTTGGAGTTATGGAAATTGGCCTTGGACTGTTGACATTACTTTGGGGAAATAAATGACACACGCTGCCAACCTGCCTCGCCACTTGTACGTCAAGTGCGATATGGAGTTTGTGTCTGATGGCGAGAAGCAAGGCATAGAGGATGCTGTTTGGTTCGGCCTAACAGCAGTTCCTGGGAGAGCTTGGGGCTGCACAGTAATGCTCAAGTGCGGTGCGCTGTACCGAGGCTTGCCACTACACGCTCTGGCTCATGGCGAGATTGCAATTGTGGATTGGGACATTAACGATGCTCAACGCTGGGATTGTTTTGGCTGGAACTTTACTACAATTGAATACGACTATCTTATGGGGTTGTCCTGCAAGGTTTGGATTGCCAGCAAGAAGACTTGGGAAATTGGTCGCTACCTATTCACAGCCGAGCCTTACGGAGATGGGTTCTCTATGTCGCCAAGCCAAACTAAGTCACATCATTTTATTGCACTTAACAATGGACGGATCACGGCTGTTCCAGGTAACAATGTGCTTTGGCGCGAATCAAGCTTCACCACTCAATCCGAAAAGCCTAAGTGGTTGCGGACGCAATCGCAGGTTTGGAATGGGGAAGAAGCCACATGGGACGATGTGGTTGGTGAGGAGACAGCGTGATCCAACTCAATCCAGAACTATGGATGATGACTCCAAAGGGTGAAGGCCTGGCCTTCATTGTTACGGATTACGGCATGGATCATAACAAGATATTCACGGTCATGCTTAACACTGGAGAGATACTTGACTTTGATATTCGTGATTGTCGCAGATGCGAGAACCCAAGCTTCGGGGTACAAGCACCATCAGTGCCTAATCCCTATTACAACAACAAGGAGAAATAAATATGCTAGGAAAAGACGTATCGAAGAATATGCATGAGTTGGTAATGGATAATAAGAAGAAGGGCAAAGAGCGTGGAGCTGGTGGAACGCCTCGCTCGCGTCAGCAGATGATTGCGATAGCACTCTCTGCTGCTGGAAAGAGCAACAAATCGCCTCGTAAGTTTCGGATGCGATCTGGTTCGTAATGCAAGTTGAGTCTAAGGCTAGGCTCAAGTGGGGGCGCGACATCCTTCTCATTGCTCGCGATAAGCTGGCAATAGAGAGGGATCGCGCTTCTCATGGAAGAGTGATTGACATTATACAAATAATCACGATGGTCGATGCGGCTGCACTAATAGCAAAGGAAATATTGGAGGATAACAAATGAAACTATGGACTAACAACACAAACGCAATTCACAAAGTCGATGACAATATGCTCTACCCACGCAACACCTATGTGTTGCCCGATGAGCTAACTGGACCAACCTGGGACGATTCAATCCCTTGCCCACACGAGATCAAGCCGTACTACAAGGGGCGCGCTGCTGGTGGTGCAACAGCAGTGTACCGCGCTGGGGCAATTGGTGACGCGATCATCGCTACTGCCTTCGTCAACTACTTGGTGCAGGAGTCGGGTGGGGTTGTTGAGGTTTACGCTCCTGCCCGCAACCTGCCTCTCTACGCTGGGCTGGGTGCAAAGCTGTGGCCGTTGCCTGCATCGCTGGAGGCATGGAGGTCATTTGATGCTCACTTGCCAACTGATGATTTATTCAGCGGGCAGGTTGGCAACACGAAGCTAGGCACTGGTCCTGGCAACTGCTACCAGCGGATCTACGAGTGGATGGGCGTATGGGATGAGAAGACGATGGCGAAGTATTGTAAGCCAGTTCTACATCTCATCGAGCCAGACCACGAAGAGCTAAAGGCGATGGGAAAGTGGCCGTTGCCTAGTCCGTTCTTTGCCTACCACGTTTCTTCCAGCGGTCCTACCCGTACCTACCCGCCAACGATGGGGCAGGAGGCAGTGCTGGGGTTGCTTGAGGCTTACCCCAAACATCACGCTGTGATTATTGGGCTGGATAACAGCAACAACTTTAAGGTGGATCATCCGCGAGTGATTGACCTATTCAACTGTACCAAGGCTGTGCGCTCGCTGTTCCCGATTATTAGCGGGGCTGACTTCGTTGTTGCGCCAGATAGTTCAGTCAACCACATGGCTGCTGGGTTGGATACGCCGTGTGTGTCGTTGTGGGGCAGCTACGATCCAGCGGATCGCATGACTTATTATCCTAAGAACGTATCGGTATTTAAACCCGATACCTGCCCACACGCGCCATGCCGTCCGCACGCTGGGTTGCCACAGGCTAAGTGTAAGGATGCGAGCAATCGCACACCGAAAACTCAATACTGGTGTAACGCCTTGCGGAATATAACAGCGCAGGATATTGTTGAGGCATCCAAAAAAGCAATAGAACTAGAAAGCAAATAACTAACTGGCGTTGTGGTGTGCAGGGAGATCCTGCATCGGGCGTTTCCTCAGTGTGTCTACCCCTTGAATCAGAGCCAGTTTGAATTTTATGACCACAGCACAACGGCAAGCTGAAGAGATCGTAGGCCAAGTGGATTGGCAGTCTGAGAACCACGGGCTGTGCAAGTGTCCAGGCGAGGCTGCGCATACCAGCCACACTCGCATTAGAGATACAACGGTGTTCGTAGATGGCGCGCCGACTATCTTCTGCTGGCATACTTCCTGCACGCCGTATCGGGATGAGGCCAATCGCAAGTTGCGCCGAGCTATATCCAGCGATGTGCTTTACAAGCCAGTAAACATTATGTCGGGTGGCACAGCCGTACCTAAGTTGGTAATTAAGAAAGACCCGCACTCCGAGGTGTTGGATAGGATTAAGACGATTGCTGAGTCAAACAAGCAACGCTACTTAACGCACTACAATTGGGAGACTGCTGATATGTTTGAGGAAAGTCCGACCAAGCTGGACGATCCCAGCCAAGACTATCAGTTGTTCCTGTCGCTGTTCAACGCTGTTGATAACATCTGGATAGGTAATGTGACGGATAGCGGAAAGCATCCGCAGAATTTCCGCACGGCTTACGATTGGAAGAAGCTGGATGAGCCAATCGGGCAGTACACAACTGGCGCGACCTACAAGCAAGGCACAGTCAGTAGGTCCAACGATACGGTTGAGGATAGGATATTCTTGGTTGTCGAATCGGATGTTCTAACTAAGCCACAGATGGGCGCGGTGTTCCAATTGATGCGTGACTTGTTTAAGCTTCGGTTGCGTGCCGTTGTGGATACTGGTGGCAAGAGTTTGCATGGATGGTTTGATATGCCATCCAACAAGGAATTGATTGACCAGTTGAAAACATTTCTTATTCCGCTTGGATGTGACCCAGCAACATTCAAGCCTAGTCAGCCAGTTCGGATACCTGGGGCAAAAAGAAACGACAAAATGCAGAGCCTGTTATGGTTCTACAAGGGAGGAAAGATGAATGAACTACCGATGATTGAACCCGCCGTAGCACTTGGTATCAAACCGAAGACGGACGAGTGGCCGCCAATCAAATCTTATGCACAACTTGTTAAGGAAGACTTACCCGCACCAGAGACGTTAATTGATGGAATGTTGCACAGAGGCGGAAAGATGTTGCTGGGTGGAGGTAGCAAGGCGTTTAAGAGTTGGAGTCTAATCGACCTAGCCCTTTCGTTACACGCTGGCGTGCCGTGGTGGGGGCAGCAGTGCAAGATGTCGCGGGTATTGTTTATCAATTTCGAGATTCAAGAATGGTCGTTCCGAAATCGTTTAGCTGATGTTATCAAAGCCAAGGGGCTAGAAGACAAGGCCGATGACTTTGATGTGTGGACACTGAGAGGTCACGCTGCTGACTTGACTCTCATCCGTCCTATGATCGAGAAGCAGATTGAAGGAAAGGGATACCAAGCCATTATCCTTGACCCAAACTATATGCTGATGGGCGAGAGGGACGAGAACAGCGCGGGCGATATGTCAAGTCTCATGAATGAATTTGAGTACCTAGCCACACGCCACAACTTGTCGATCATCCTAAGCCACCATTTCAGCAAGGGCAACAAGTCGGGCGCAGAGTCGATTGACCGCTTCAGTGGTTCGGGCGTGTTCGCCCGTAATCCAGATACGTTGGTCGTTCTGACTGCCCACGAGGAGGATGAGAAGACTTACACTTGTGACATCACACTGCGTAACTTTCCGCCAGTAGATAGCTTTGTCGTTCAATGGCATTACCCGCTGTTCCAAGCCAACTTTGCACTCAATCCAGATAAACTAAAGAAGCCAGGCGCACACAAGGCGGTTGACGATAAAAGGTTCTTAACTGAGATGGGTAGCAAGCAGTGGCAAGCGGGTGATTTATGTCGTCATATCATTGAAAAGCTGGAAGTATCCGAAAGTACCTTTTATCGCTATCTTAAACGCCTCCATAAAGCCAACAAGATATTGTCTGACAGCGGCTTGTATATTGCCAATCAGACTGCTTTCTAATCCACTTTCAAAACACTATCATTCCTTGAGCAGTCAGACTCCTTATATATATAAGGAATAATTCGCGAAGGAAAAGTAGGAACAGGACTCCTTAGTCCGTCCTGTCCCTACTACGCTACGCTATTTCCGTAGCGTTCTCAAATAAACAAACAAGGCTGGCAGGGCTGGGCTGGGCTGGCTCGCACACGTTCGCACCTGCCGAGACGGAGTTGGTGATAAGGTGGTGGGTGTGGTACAATCGTGAAATGAACAACAGTAAACTAGGTTTGTATGCAAACATTAACGCCAGACGCAAGGCTGGCACTAGCCGTCCTAAGTCTAGGAGCACCATCATCCCCAAGGTGTGGCGCATGATGAAAGCCAAGAAGGGCGGGTTTGAATCACGATAGAGAGCAGTTGAAGGTAGCGCACAAGTTCATTGCCCTGCTTCAACGTGAGAATGCACAGTTGCATGGCGTGCTACGTTTGCTAGGTCAACTTGTAGACGATATGAATGCCAACTGCTCCTATGAGGTCTTTGAAGTGCAATGGAACAGCCTTACAGAGCAGGTCAAGAGGCTGTCAGGGTTCTTTGAAAGCCACCAGAAGGCACTCCAATCGCTCCAGGACTCGATTCCTGACGTTTGGGATCAAGATGAGGTAGATGACCTTGAATCCTAGAGAACTGCCATGCAACAGCACAAGGCGTACACCTGGAGAGCGCAAGAAGTTTGTGGTGCGCGCTTGTAGTGGGGGTGAAAGCAAGACTATCCGCTATGGAGATCCAAAGATGACTATCAAGAAGAGCAATCCAGACCGCCGTAGGAGCTTCAGAGCTAGGCATCAGTGCGACTCTAAACCTCCTAGTAAGCTAACCCCACGTTTCTGGAGCTGTGCCAATTGGTAAAACAATGCGACAGGATGCCACACAAAAGCGCAAGGATGGGTCTAAAAAGCGTCTTTGTGGAGTGGCAGATAGGAGACAGCGGGAAAAGCAAGAAAAGCCTTATAGCGTCAAATTTAAGGTAGAGAAGCTTCCAATGCCTTACCTGCCGTTAGGTAATAGGGCTTGCTGTTGCAGGATTGGACGCTAGGCTGCCGATTACAACCCGCCAGTACCGAAAGGGAAGACGGTCTTGAGGCTAGGCGTAAAAACCTAGCCTCTTGTTTTTATATAGCCATTATAGGACATGCGTCTTTATTGCGTCATTATAGAGACCTTAACGCTACCGTTTGATAGCTGGCCTACCGTTTTCGGTCCGCCACTTCTGCCAACGCTCCCGCTGTGCCTGCGCTACCGTTTGGTAATGCTCCCGCGATAACTTGCGAGCCTTGCAAGATCCTTTGACGCTCCCGCCCTTCTTACCTAGGCGCGAAAGGTAAGCCTTTATGATTTCATCTTCTGTCATGTTTTATATGCTCCTTATAGGCTGAGCTGCCGTTTATAGGCAAGCGCGAAAGCTGTTGGAGCTTGAACCCTTGGCGTTGCTTCCTATCTGCAATATTCCATAGGCGTTCCAACATCTTCCCCAAGTGTAGTGTTCTCTCGTATTTTGCTATATGATTTCAACACGATATATTCATAACATTTTTTAATATGATCGTATGACTTTGTAATCTCAACATACTTTCCACGATATTTTTTATTCAATTCATCTTTACTCATTTTCATTTCCTCTTTCTTTCTTTCATTCGCGCAATCAATAAGACTGCGCTGCCGTTTGGAGTGGATAAACCTAGCAGTTTAATCCATCCTTTGCTCTCCCCGTGCTAAAGGGAGAGACAAGGCGGGACTATTTGCGTTTACTGCGCGGCCATACCAGCCATACAAAGCCAAAAAGCAAACAACCATGGAGCAAACCCAAGGCGTATATTTGAGGGGAATTCATTCGCCTACCTCCTTTCTTATTACTGCGGTCCATTCCATGCCTTCGCGAATTGCCCAACGTAGTGCGCTTCTCCAGGTCAAAAAGCGGGCCTGGAATTGACCGACTGAATTGTAAACGGCGTAGGATGTCATGACGTTATCGCCTCACTTGAATGTCTCCAATTGCCTGCGCCATCCTTATCCCATATACCTGCGGCGCGCCTAATTGATTCCCAACACTTCGCCAAGTTTTCAACTTGCCCGCCGTATCCACCCCAACTCCAATAAAAGATTGGATATTTGGAATCCTCCCAAACGCAATAATCGATACCCATATACTTTCCTGCCTTACCTCTCATGACGCTACCTCCATTCTCATGTAGATCCCTAGGCTCTCCATGACGATCTCATGTGCTTCTTTTTCACATGTCGCCTCAAATTGAAGGCAAGGCATGCCGCCACCATATTGATCCTTTTTGTCGAAAACTTCGACTAGGTAGGTTTTCAACTTTTCTCCTTTCCCATGATGTAATCATGAGCCGCTTGCGCTTTTGCAGCAGCGTAGAATATCATTTTTGGATCATTCTTTAGAACGCGTGACCAATTCTGACAATAGGCCACAGCGTTTTCCTCAACTTCAGCGCGATTGATGCCCGATGATTGACATAAGAATTGCGCTCCAATCTCAGCAACTAACTCTTCCTTGGCATACTTTTCGCTCCCAAAGTTTCCGCCCAAATCGCGTTCTAGTCGCGACTCATGGCCTGTGGAGTGGGTCAATTCATGGAATAGGGTGTCATAATATGCGCTTCCACTTGTCCAGTGTGCCGTTTTGGGCGGCATGTTTACAATATCCTGGCTAGGGATATAGCAAGCACGCGAGCCATCGACTATCCTAGGCGCGCGCGGCATGCGCTTGATTATCTCATCAGCTTCAACAATCTGAGCAACAGGCGCAGCGGCTGCTTCTAGTTCGGACATCCCTTCACACTGAGAAGCATTAAACACCGTGTAGTGTTTCATGAAGCGAAAAGTTTTCGCCTTCTCGCTTCCTGTGCCTTCTCCTCCCTCGCTCTCTCCACTCTTTTTGATTGTGGAATAGAATATGACAGGCCAACCCTTCTCGCCCTTCTTAACTTGCGCGCCAAGTGTGGCGGCTTGCTTATAGGTTAAGAAACGCGGATCTGGATAGTGACTCGCCAAGTTTAACACTAGCGCATTCACTCCTCTATATTCTGATCCGCTGATTGCATTATGCGCGGCAACACTGCGCCAAGGCTTGCGCCAAGGAATCTCGCCCTTGCCTAGTGCTTCCACTATCTTTTCAACTATCCTCTTTGTATCCCCTGTTTTCATTGTGTGTATTCTCCTTTTTCTTTTGTTTAGTTTTTGCCAAAATACCCAATCGCCATAAAGACAACGCATGGCGAGAGGAATAGGATTGCTAGGGTAAGGTCAATCATTTTGCAACCTCTTCACCTTTGAAAGCTCGCTTATTCGTTTCTATGATGTCGGCGAGGATGCCTTTCGATTCTTCCTTCTCCTGCCAATATGCATGCTTGCGTATTTCGTCATTGTTCAATCGTTTCCAATTCTTCTTTCCGTCCTTGGATTGCTCTATAACGACTGCGTCATTCTCGAATGAAACTTTATATGTCCCGTTGTCATAGTTTTCGCAATCTAAATGCTTTAGGATTCCAACTCCAACGCTAAGAGTTCCACCGAAGAAGTTTCCGATGATTTGCGCGAGCCTTGCGGTTGCGTAGGTTTCATCGTATAGGCGAACACCTAAGTGCTTTGCAGCCTCAGCAAACGCCAAGACCGATTCCGCACCGCCATTCCAATGTAGATATATGCCTACTGAGTTTGAGGTTGGCTTTTTTGCCAACGTGATGACTGCTCTATTTCCCATATTGTGTATCCTTTCTTTTTCTTTATGCCTTGGGAGTTCCTAGCGGATTCTCCCTCGGCAAGTAGCAATCTAATACAAGCGGATGGCCTAATCAATACTTTCTTTTCATTCATTTGATGATATAAGTTCAACTTATGGATGAAACTTGCGCAGCTCCAAGCGCGATAGAAAAGGCAAAGAACGGGCGGGACATATTTACGGACAAAATCGCGGATGAAATTGTGGCAGCTTGTGGAAGTGGATTTACTTTAGAGAAAGCGGGCGCGCTTGTGGGCGTTAATCCTTCCACCATTCGAACGTGGGCGCAACGTAAACCCGATTTTGGAAAGAGAGTGGAGACGGCTCGAAAAAAGCATGAGCTATCCTTACTGAGAGACATACAACTTGCGGGCGAGAAAAGTTGGCAGGCTAAGGCATGGCTTGCGGAACGCATTTACAATCATGCAATCCCATCTGCGCGACTCCAAGTAAGTCAAGACGTTACGCATGGAATAAGCGGTAACCTGGCGCAGCTTCTCGCGGGCATCGCGGGCAGAAAGAAGGAGAAGAAAGCAGAAGTGATTGAAACGCAAACACTTCCACTGCCCAAAATGCAAATACCTTCTATTGCAACAACTTCCACTCATAAGTCGCAAATTGAATATTGTATCAAATCTGAAACGCTAGAACCACAAGCATTTACACCTAAAACTCCTAAACATCGACACAAGCAAATGAGACGAAGAAAGCCTAGAGCAGAATCCCTAGCAAAGTATCCGCCCACCACCACAC